TACATCCGTAGTAGGCATAACTGGTGGCGTTGCACCAGGATTAGCCGTAGGAACTGTTATAATAGTTGTTAAATCTGTTGTGGTAATATCCACCATTGCACTTTTAAATACATTAGCCAAGGAAAAAAGCCTCCGACTGTGATTCTTCTTTTAAATCTTGTTGGTAGTTTGTGTTAAGTAAAAGAATAATTTGATCTAGTAATGCAACCATTTGATCGAACTGATTAGCATCATATTCTGGTGTTGCATTTGGTAATCGTGTTATTGTTATTTTAGCCATTATCTTCTTCCGTCGGGTCTAAGTTGTAACTTAGTAGATCCAAGTCTCCAAGCTGTGTCATTAACTGTATTAGTTTCATATTTAATTTTAACAGCTCTACCTCTACCTCTTACATCAATTTTCTCTGTTGTATTAGAAATAGAACCCGTTGTAGTTACATTAGCTGCAGATTGTGGATATTGCTCAAGTGTTAGAGTGGCTGTCATTGTATTAGCAAGATTATCAAAGTCTGGAACTAATTTACTGACTGACATAAGCTCATCACCATCAGCAATCTCAACAGATCCAGTTGTTAAGAAAGCAGATAAAGCTGTACCGTCTGCTTGGTTGTTACCTGACTCATGCTCATAAATATAAGAAGCTCCTGCTGTTAAACCTAGTATAGTAGATACATTTGCTGTTAAACTTGCACTGTATTCTGTAGCAATTGGCTGTTCAAATACATAAGCACCAAGCCATGTTGTTCTTCCAAGACTAACAGTATACCAAGTGTTTTCTAAATAATTGTAAGCAACTCCTCTGTCTATTGCTGTAGCGCTTGCTGAAGGATAGTACCAAATAATTTCATTAAAAGCTGTGTTGATACCACACGCTATGTCATTTCTATTAGTATAACTAAGATCATTAAATACATAGTCTTGTACAGAACACGGCATTTTTTTGACAACACCATCATACATATAAAAAGAATTATCAGACATCCAGTATGCTCTACCATTTACTTCAATAGCAGCATGCTGTGCTATCAATCCACAATTAGCACCAAGCTGTCTAAGACCAAAAGTAAAAGGTGTACCAACAAACTGAACACCATGAAGTGATGTATCTGTCCAAACTAATATTTGTCCTGATGATTTAACTGCACCCACTATTCTAGAACCATCAGATATACGTAGTGAACCAGCCTCATTGGTTGCAACTGGTGTATACTCTGTAGCATCTTCTCGATCAGAAAAACGAAATAACAAATCATCTTGTGATGCTGGTGTGCCAATAGTAGTTTCTGTACCAAAAATCATTAAATGTCTTGTATCAGTAGATACTAAACTAAATCTTGATGCAGTAGGAGCGTTTGATAAAGCAGTTGCTCTTGCATCTATTGCACCAGAAATATCTTTTATATAGGTACTACCATTTAAAACAGTGGCAATTAAATCCTCACCAAAATTATCTAGTGACCAACTACGTGCAAAAACAGTTACATCTGAAGAAGATCTTGCTGTGTCCCATGTGCTAGTGCTCCAAGTATCAGTGCCCCATCCATAACCATAAGTTGAAGCAGTTTCACCAATATTAATTTGATATTTAGCATTACCCGATCCACCTCCACCTGACGTAGATCCAGAAGCTGCACTTGTATGTGTAACTTTGTATGTGTTAGCATCAACATACGTTGTAATTTCAAACTCGTTATTCATGTCTAAACCATCTATTGCAGAAAAAGAATCAAAAGTAACAAAATCCCCTTGAATAGCACCATGATCTGCGTCGGTTACTGTGACTGTTGTTGTGCCGTTTGTTGTAAAAGGATTTGATAAAGATGCTGTCTCTCTAATAGGTGTAATGTCATAAATAGCACTGCCTGAAAATAAATATAATTTTCTATCAGTGCCTAAAGCAAGGTATCTGGTCCCGTCCAAACCAATCCAGCTATGTGTATCACGAACCACGCCCACAATAGTTTTGTTTGGATCTGGTAGATATGTCCAACCTTTCCATCTTTCAGGCTTTCCGTAGTGAAAACGTACAAGATTTGAGTCAACATACTTACGTTGATCTCCTGCTGAGTAAGCGGTATCTTGCTTGTCAATGCCTGGTTGGAACTTTAAGTCAACTAATTTCATGTTGAGGTATACTAAATTATTTATTGTTTTGTGGCAAGAATTGAGTGGCTACGTTGCCTTTGAATGAATAATTACCCATATGTGTCATACCACTGATAATATCAGCGTATATTTTACCACCTATTTTTTGCCATAAACGACAAAAAGCATAGTCTTCTGACAAATATCTTTTGGTATCAGGTTCTATCATTGTGTCAAAAAAAGTATAATTCCAATCAGATGTGTCGTGATATTGAAAGGTTTTGTCGTGAGGATCTCCTAAGTGTTGATCAGATTTAAATTTTAAATGAGGATATGCCAATGCCATTTTTTTAAATACATTTCTTTTTATCAACATAAAACCAGTTGCACCGTCCAATACCTCTATAAAACCTTTTTTAACCATAATATTTTTTGGATCTTTAACATTTAAATTATATTGCAATGATGCTGCATGTAATTCATCTTCACTTATATTTGGTTTTTCTTTTATTTTTTTGATTGCCTTGGTCCAATCAATTACCTTTCGTGGATATACTCCCGTCACCACATCTTCATCCAAATCTAACATACGAAAGACAGACTCAGGATTAAAAGCTATATCAGCATCAATAAACAAAAGATGTGTATATTGTTCGTCGTCCATAAATAACTGCACCAATGTATTACGAGCCCTTGTTACCAAAGACTCGTTGCCAATAGTTCCAAATTGTAATTCTATTTTTTTAGTTGCTGCTAAAGCTGTAAGTTGTAGACAGCTTTTAAAGTAATCTGTTGTTAGCATGTTGCCATAACAAGGTGTACCTATAAATATTTTACTGCTCACTATAACTCACTGTTAAATATTCTATTTTCTTTAACCAACCTTTAGGTATGGCAATGGCACCGCCACCTGTAATGTCTTCTTTATCTTTACTGTAAGAGCGCATAATAATTATTTTTTCTTCACCATTATGAACCATCCAACCTACTTCTTGACACACGGCTAACGGAGCAGAAACAACTTCTTTAATATCAAGCCAACCTGTTTCTGTATCACGAGCATCTAACCACGTTACACGGACCATTGGTGCTTTGTTTATGTCAAACATTAGTTATCTAATGGTTGTGGCTCGTCTTTTTTAATTAAGTGTAAGTTAAAAGATACCGATCTTCTCTCTTCATTTTTTGTTCTAAATGGATATACGCCGTGCGCTAACCAGTTTGGAAACAAAAATATATCACCGACCTTTGGTGACTCTTGATGTTTATGTCCACTAAACGTAGCAGCTTGACCATTAAACCAACATATATCACCTACTGTTGGATAGTGATCTTCTTTTGCATACTCCTCTGGTAAACTTTTTGGTACTCGTAAATAACATACACCAGACAGTTGACCTTCGTGTATGTGAAAAGGGTTAAAGTCTCCCGCCCACTGGCTCACGGACCACATAGATTCAATGACCATCTTACCTACAAACTCTGGTCTAATTGTTTCACTTGCTGGTGGTATAGAAATATAATTCTTAACCATCTCACCAATCAATTGTACCATTGGTAAAAATTCTTCTGTGTTCATCCAGTCTTGTGGAAAACGAACTTCTTGTTTAACATTACCTGCTAAGTTACCTGAATGATCAAACTCTTTAGATAATTTCTTATCAGTCAACATCTCTGTTGCTTTATCATCAAGCATTTTAGTAATGAAGTCAGGCATTTTGCCTCTCATTATTGTAGGACCAAAGGGTCTAATAGTATCAAACTGTAAGACCTGTTCTGTTTGTTGTTCTTTTTTAGCCATGGTTTCCTTTCTACTTACAAATATCTATTGTCATATAGCAATATTTTGCCTATAAATATAGTATTAATTAGGCTTATCTATATTCAAGGCCAAGCCTCCTTGCCTTTTGTTAACAATATCATGAATTGCATAGGAGTACATGTTTAAGAATTTTTTTAGAAAAGTAAGGGCAACCTTAAAAAATAGCGGAGAAGCAATCGCTGCTGCTGCAGGAATTGCTTTACCATTTTTACCTAGTAATCCAATGGTTCAGATGGCAGCTAGATTTTTGCCAAATTTATTAAGTGCTCAGTATCAAGATAATCCACTTCAGGCTTTGTTGAAAAATCAAGCTATTACAACTGCGGCAACCGCAGGTACAAATTTTCTTAGACCAGATGTAGATCCATCCGCTGTGGTTAACAGAGGAACAGCTCCAAGTAGTTTTGATGCACCAGGCAATGAAGTTGCTGCTTCTGTAATGGATGACGCTAATCTTGCAACTGGTAAAACTATGCAAGGTCTTCAAAAATTAAATCAATTAACTAGAGAAACTACTGGCAGTAAATTTGGATTACCTGATTTTCTTACAGGTTTATATAATGATGAAGGATTAACAGGTAAAGGTAAGTTACTTGGTTCATTAGCGTCGTCCCTCGGACCAGGGCTCGCTACTTATCTAGCATTAGTTGGTGAAGACAATCCAGAAACAATGGATCCAAAAGAATACAGAAGTGCTGTAGATGAATACTACTCAGCGAAAGCTAGAGGAGAAAATCCTAACCCTGCTGATTATGGTTTAGCACCTACACCAGCAGAAGACATGGTAGGCGATTTACGATACGAGGGTGGTCAAAATTATTCAGATGTTCCTGCTGGACGTTATGGTATGGCTATGGGTGGCGTTGCAGGAATAAATGCTGACAGCACACCTTTAGAATTAGATCCAAGAGAAAATTTAATTTCAGCTCTTAACATAAGAGACAAGGCAATAGCATCTAGAGGTAGCGTTGGCTTATCTGCTATGCCAATGACAGATATGTCTCAAGATGTAAAACAAGTAAATATGGGTGGAATTATAGGATTAGCCATGGGCGGATTAGAAAAAAGAGGTATGGTATATGGACCTGGTGGACCAAAGGAAGATAAAATACCAGCGATGTTAAGTAATGGTGAATTTGTAATGACAGCAAAAGCTGTTGACAATGCAGGTGGACCTAACGCAATGTACAATTTAATGAATAAATTAGACCCTGAGTCTTCGAAAGGACCGATAGTATAATGGCCGCCGATAATGCAGCAACAAATATACAAAGAGAAGCTCCTTTTCTAGAGGATTACAGAAGACGTTTAATGGACTCTGTCTTTGCGGCGACAGATAAAGCTATTGTACCGCAAGAAAGACAAATTGCTCCTTATGATGCTTTTCAAACCGCTGGTTTCGGTGAAGCAGCGAGTCAGTTAGGTTATACGTTTGATCCTGCAACGGGACAAATGACAAAAACAGGTTCGGCTGTTTTTGAACCTTATCTTGGTGCTGGCTTAGCAGGAATGCAAGCTGGTCAACAGACCGCGGCTCAAGGCATACCAGCATTAAAAGCAGCTCAAGGACAGTTTGATCCTAGTCAAAGTAACTATCAACAGTTCTATGATCAATATCAAGCAGACGTTACTAAAAAAGCTTTAGAACAAATGGACGACGAAGCTGCAAAAGCACAAAGTAATTTAGCGGCACAAGCACAACAAGCAGGAGCTTTTGGAGGTTCTCGTTTTGGTGTGCAAGAAGCAGAATTATCTAAAAATTTACAAGACATAAAATCACAAAGAATATTTCAAGATTTATCTAACAACTTCCAACAAGCACAAGGCAAAGCAATGCAGACGTTTGAAAATGCACAAGCAAGAAATCTTGGTGTAGGTCAGGCGTTAGGACAAATGGGTGGTATGCAAGCTCAATTAGGACAAGGTATTGCTGGTTTAGGACAACAAGCATTTGGACTAGGACAAGCAGGTATTGGTTCACTTGGTGCTGTAGGTGGTCAACGACAAGCATTTGATCAAGGCAAAGCAGATGAGCTACTAAGAGTAACTACCGCTAGACAACAAGAGCCTTTACAACGATTAGGCTTTATTGGAGATCTTCTTTCAAGAACTCCTTCAGTACAACAAGGATATCAACAACAACCTATACCTTACACAAATCCACTATTAGGTGCGATAGGTGCAGGTATATCTGGTTTAGGAACATTCGGATCAATCTTCTCAGGTAATAAATAATATGACAACATATTCAGATCCAAATTTAGAAGAAGATATATTTAATACAGCAGCTGACCCTGATAGTAATGTTGGCATAGCAGTTGAGACTGGAGAAATTAATAGAATGCCAACTACACTTCCAGGTAGTCTGTTAACTATGCCTCAAAAACCAGAAACTCTGCCTCCTCTTGATTTAACTGATGCTATGTTAAATATGGATGCATATGCAACTATGTTTACTCAAGCTCCTAAAACAGAAGAAGAACTTGCAGCTATGTTTCCTGATACAAGTTATAAAAGTGATAAGTATTTAGCTTTAGCAAAAGCGGGCCTTGCTTTAATGCAACCAACTATTGGTGGTAGAATTGCTCCGTCTATTGCAAATGCAGGTACAGGGTTACTTAATGATGTTGCTGCTATTTCAGCAAAAGAAAGAGCTGCAAAAGCAAAGGCAGCCGCGGGCAGAATATCTTACAAACAACAAGAAGCCGCAAATTATTTGCAAGCAAAAGCACAAGCTTTTGGTATTAATCAAGCATTGGTTACAAAAGAATTAGTATCAAGTTACGAGCAACGAGCAAAAACAAATGCTTCTCAATGGGAAACATATTCTAAAATGGCTAACACAAACGTAACTAAAGCATTAGAGTTTGGCATGAAAAAGTTTGAATCACAACCTGTAAAAATTAGAGGTATGTTTAATGGTGTACGAAAAGATGTAGCAGGTTTTAGAGTTAACGATCAATATTATATTCCTACTACAAAAAAAGATGCTGTAACGGGTGACTTTATTTATGAACTTGTTCCTGATCCAACAAACATAGAAATTATATCCTCAACAACACAAGCTGTTGATGATGTATCAAAAAATATGACTCAATATAATGAAATTTATTCTGACTATAATAATATAGCTAAAAATATTTATTCATTAAGACAGATCATGCGTTCCGTTGATCCTGGTCAAGGTGGTGATCCAACACGTGTTGCCGTAACAGGTTTTATTAGAAAACAAGTACAAAAGTATGGTCAAATTGCTAGTGACTTTACAAAAGATTTCTTTGGCGATGAATACGTAGATCCTATCACAGGAGATAAAAAAGGTGGAAGAGGAAAAACGGTTTGGTTGTCTGATTTAAGTGACATCATTGTTATGTCTGATGATGCTTCAATAAACGATGCACAAAGAGAAAACTTTAAAATGATTAACAATCTGCTTAGTAGCATTGAAGCAGATGGTTTAGCTTTAATAGATCGTGCTAGAACTGAAAATTTAGATTTACACTTTGAGGGTGACACGGAAGCTGAAAGAGCAGCTAATAAAAACGCTATTTTCTCTAGATTAAAATTTGATACAAAGATTCCTGAAAATGAAGCAAGAGCACAAGCAATTATTTATGCATTAGCAAGAGCTCGTAAATCATCAGGTCGATTAAACTTAGATGATATTGAGCGTGCAGCGGAAACATTAAACATCTACAATGATTCTTCGCAAGCAATTCTAACTAAACTTAAAGTTGTTGAACAAGAATTGATCGCGGCTCACCAAGTACAAGCAGATTTACTTAAAAGAAACTTTCCAACAGACGCAGCTAACTTGGAAAAAGAAAGAGGTAGTCTTAGTTATATTGTTGATGGTGTATACATTGGTGATAACTATTATAATAATTTGTTTGGATATTCTAATACTCCTATTAAACAAACATTTACAGTAGTTCCAAAAGAAGGAGGCGGGTTCGAATACGTACCTGTTAATCAATAATGCAATATAAAATAGTAGGTTCAAAATATGGAGTAGCAGCGGGTGATTTTATTATAGACTTACCTGAAGTTGTTGATGGTATTCCTTTATATGGACAAGACGGAAAAGATAACTTCCCACGAAACGAAGCTGAAAAACAAATGCTAAATGAAATCATAAAAGGATTTCAAGAGCAACAAAATATAATAACAGATAATACCTCTCCTGAAGCTGGCGTTGAAACAATGACTGTTGAAGAAGAAAATGCTTTAAAAATGGAACAGTTTAAAGAAATGCAAAGAAAAGATCCAATACGAGCAGATTTAAACTTAGCAGAACAAAAAGCAGAGGCTTCTACTTTTAAATATGCAGGTGACGTAAAAGGCGAGCTTGGTAATTTAGCAAACTTACTAACGTTGGGAATACTTCCGACAGGCAGCGGGTTTGATTTTTCACCATCAGCTCTTGGCGAAGCATATATGAATTTACTTATGAAAGGTGCTCCCGATGATCCAAAAAGATTTATGGGTGATATGTCTGTTATAGCATCTGATATATTTTTAGCAGGTCTGTCACTTGGTAATGTAAGATTTGCTAATAAAAAAAATTTTAGCATACCCTTATTTACAAATGAAGCTAGAAGACAAGGTCTTCGTGGTTATTTAGAACAAAATCCAGTTAAAAGCACCGTAGCTGTAAATATACTTGCAAGAGCAGGTTCTGATGCAACGTATGATTTACTAAATGAAACATATAGATGGTTGCAAGATATACCTGCGGATCAAAGTGATGATGCTGCTGTAGAAAATATTTTAAATATAAGAAACGAATTATTGTGGTCTGGTGGTGCTGGTGGATTAGCAAAAATTTTTCCTTACATAAAACCATTTATTGGTAAAAACTTTTTAGGTATAGATAGTGAAGCAAAACGATTAGCGTCACTTGGTAGAACACACATGATACCGATGAGTGCATTTAATGTATCAAGAAATGGACTTGTACAAGGATTACCTCCTGTTGTAGGTTTATTTCCAATTGTTGCAACGAATGCACGTATAGCACAAAATGCACAGTTGGCTGCAGCTTACACTCAAATGTTAAAAAACATAGAAACTTTTTCTCCTGTTCAATTGTTTAATGATGCAGGTATATTAATAGATAAAGGTTTTAGAAAAATGATTTCAGAGTACGGCGTTATGAAAGGTGTTTTATATAATAACGTTGCAAAATATGCTGATGCTCTTAACGGAGAAGCTTTCATACCAACAGCAAAAATAAAAGAAATGGCTACAGCGATGCGTTTGGCAAAAACAAAAGGCCAAATACCAATGCAGAAAACGCCAATACAAACTGGCCCTAATGATTATGTTTATGGTCAATCTATAAGTTTTGATGACTTAATGAAAAATATTAAAGGAGCGGGTGCTGACATTGAAGATGTTTTAATGCAGTTTGATTCTTTAGATACTCATTTAAACGCTCATCAATTTAAAGCTCTTATTGAAGGATTAAATCAAGTTAAAAGAAATATGCCTAATTTAAAGTTATCAGAAAATTCTGATGAAGCTTTAATGATAAATGATTTTCATACAATGGCTTTACAAGCAATGAATGATCCAAAAAACTGGAAAACATTAAAACCAGAACAACAAGCCATAGCAAAAGAATGGGCGGATAGTTATACTGTTGCAAACGATTTTATATTTCAAAATGCTGATAGTCTACAGGGTAGAACAGCAATGCTTTTAAAACAAACAGATGCTAATATTGCTATACCAGGAGGTGTTAAACGACCTGGTTATTTATATGCAGATCAAATGGCAAAAATATTCTTTGATGATCAAACAATAACATCACCTATGGCACTTAGAGAAATGCGTAAAGCATTTGGTGATGATGCCTTTAATGCTTCAACAAGTGCTTACTTTAATGACATCCTAATGAAAAACACAGATTTTGTTAGTGGTAAAATTAAAGTTTTTGACAATGATGTAGGTATTTGGAAAAAAGCAAAAGAATATGTTACAGGCAAACCAGCAACAGCTAATACTCAAACAATTAATTATAACATTCCAATCATGAATCTGGAAAAAATAGCTGATGCTTTTTCTTTAGATAAACTTAATAGAAGAGCAGGTGTTCTTGAAATGTTTAAATCACAAGTGCCAGGTTCTGAAGCAGTAAAAACAAAACACGCAAACGAAATGCTAACAAAAATATCTGAAGTTATTGAATTAGCAAGAGCTGTTGAAGTACCTAACTATGGAAACGTTTCATCTTTTGTTAAACGTCGTGGTGTGTTAGGTGGTCTTGGTTCAATCGCTAATTTATTTACAGGTGGTGCAATCTTATCAAATCCTATTAGTTCTGCTGGTGTTATGTTAATGGCACGTTTTGGTATGAACGCTTTATCTGATCCAAAATTTTTAGATGGCATGACAAAAGTATTAGACCCATCTCTTTCTGATGTTGCAAGAAAATCTGCTTTAATAACAATAGGTAGAGGTGTATTTGATCCTGTAAGAGCTGTTAATTCTGGTTACGATATCAACGACATAAACGATATTATTGAATTAATTACAATAGGAGATATGGAGCAATCACCAGCATATAATGTTAGAGCTCAAGATGTAGAAGATAATGCGGCAGCAGCAATGGCTGGTAGGGGAGTACCTGCAGGACCAGAAATTGCAGCAATGCAAGCAAATCCTGATATGGGTTTAAGTAGTTTTAATATGCCAAAAGGTGGCTTTACACCAACAGATTTGAGTGCTTTGGAGACAGCTTCAGCAGCACCAATTAATGATGCACAACGTGTAGCACTAGCGGGTGGTAACTTAGATGAAGCAATCGCTTTACGAAGTAATCCAAACGCGGGCCTCGCATCACTTAGACAAGGAGTAGCATAATGGCTAAAAAATATACAGGTAGATCAGCAGCAGCAGCTCGAGCGTCTGGAATTAACGTCGACAGACCTGATATTCAAGCAAGAAAAGCCGCAGCAGCTTCAATGAAACAAGCAGGCGTACAAAGCCTGTCTGGTTTATCTGGTTCACAAGGTCAAGTAGCTAGATTTAAAACAGAGCAAAATCAATTAAGAAACGAATACAATGATAAGAACACAAGTGATGAAAGAAAAGAAGAAATAGTCAAAGATTTACGTGGTGTAAGCCGTGATTTAAATAATCAAAGTAGAGCAGCAGCTCTTAATCAAGTCATCAGAGAGTTCGGTCCAGGTTCTGTACTACCTGGTGGTGGAATTATGGGATCAGATGCAGGTGCACGTTTTCAACAACTAAGAGGTAATCCAAACTTTTATCAAGACGGTAGACCTGGCCTTGAAACTTTTGTTGGTAATCAAGGAGCTTTTAAAACAGGAGATAAAAATTTATTTAAACAAGTACATCCTAATCCACTTAAAATATTATTAGGTGCAGCAACACAAGCAGGGAACATAAGCCCACTAGGTTTAGTTAGAAATATAAACAAAATTAGAAAAGGTGAGCCTTTAATAGATTTAAGTTTTATGGAAAGAAATACGAGCGAGTCGCCAAGTAGACTTAAAAACTTTTACAACGCTTACATGGACAGTGTAAATAAAAAAATACAAGCTGAGAACAATAAAAAATTTGATGAAACACCTATAGATCCTCAATTTAAAAAATTCTTACCAAATCAAAATCAAATTGGAACAGAAGACATGACTTTAGATGCAGCAATGTTATTGCCTGATGATCAAACAGATAGGTTTGGTATACCCGCAGGTGCAGAACCAGGTGAAACGGACATGATAGGTGATGAAGAGTTTAATACTTTATTAAATCAATACAGTTTATTAAATCAAAATGACTTAGCTACTTCTTTATTAGATGACTCTGAAATAGAAAAAGAATTAACCCCTGAACAACAAATGACGCAAGAAGAGTATGATGAAGAGTTAAGGAATAAACTTCCTTTTTTATATGATGAATCAAACGTAGTGCCTGAAATATTACCTGTAACCGACATGTTCCCTGAAGGTGGAGTTTCAGGAAGTCCTGTAACACAAGCAGGACAAGAATTAGTATTTACTGATGGCGCACCTGTTACAAAAACAGTTGATACAGCTATTAACACTCCTTCTGAACGTGCCGCATACGACATATTAAACAGTAACGCTATTAACGATGTTCGTAGTCCAGATTATAATCAATCAATGCTGTATCAAAATTTAATATCGGGACCTAATCCTACGGTTGATTTAATGATGCAAAATCCAAATTTAAGTTATAGTGATATAAATGATTTAGCAGGTGGTTTATCAGGTGGTGCTTATAGTGGAACTCCAGATTTTGGTTACTTTGCTGATGGTGGCAGCGCCAGCACATATGATGTGTTAAAATTAATTAACGATACGATGAACGATGGATAACAGTCTTAAAAATATTATTTGGTTCGGTTTGATTTTAGTGGCTGCAGGCGCAACTTACGGAATGATGTCAACACGACTACAAGCAGTTGAGTCAAAACAAGTGCAACTAGAAAAAATAATATTGTCAGACATCCCAGAAATAAAAGAACGAGTG